GACGAAGAAGATTACGAAAGGTGTGCTGTATTGGATAAAATGTTAAGAGATGGAATTAAGAACGTACCAAAAACAAATAAGTAAAAAAGCAACAAGCATATTAAATCATTATAAGTTTGTTTACTTAGCAATGGAAGTAAGAACAGGCAAAACATTAACAAGCCTGGATATAGCAAATAATTTTTTAAAAATTCACAATGTATTGTTTATAACTAAAAAGAAAGCTATACCATCCATTGAAGAGGATTATGAAAAGTTAAATCCCAAGTATAGTATTCGTGTAACTAACTACGAACAGCTTCATAACATTGACAAAAGGGCGTGGGACGTGGTTATAGTTGATGAAGCACATTCATTGGGCGCTTTTCCTAAACCAAGTAAAAGAGCGAAACAAGTAAAAGATATTATAATCACATCAAACCCTTACGTAATATTTTTATCAGGCACTCCTACTCCTGAAAGTTTTTCGCAATTTTATCACCAGGTGTATGGTTGCCCGAACAACCCTTTCAGCAAGTATAAAAACTTTTATCGCTTTGCTGATGATCACGTAACTAAAAGAGATAGAATGATAAACGGGTTTAGGGTAACTGACTATAGTAAAGGAAGAGAAACTATAAAGCATTTGATGCAACCATTTACGATATCTTACACTCAAAAAGAAGCTGGATTTACATCCGAGATAAAGGAAAGGTTTTTGAATGTAGAGATTGATGAATACATTTATGCGATGTGTGAGGAGTTAAAACGTGAAAGAGTAGTCCAGGTAGGAGAAGAGTTTATATTGGCTGACACACCGGTTAAATTAATGTCTAAGCTGCATCAAATGTATAGTGGCACGGTTAAATTTGAAAGTGGAAACACAATGGTGTTAGATACCAGCAAGGCTGAGTACATAAAAAAAACATTTCAAGGTAAAAAGATTGGCGTGTTTTACAAGTTTAAAGCAGAGCTTGATGCACTTAAAAATATTTTTGGCGATAATCTTGTTACTGATCTGCCTTCTTTTGATGATAATAAAGGGAATGTTATAGCACTTCAAATAGTAAGTGGAAGGGAAGGTATATCTCTTCGTAATGCAGACTACATTGTCTATTATAACATAGACTTTAGCGCGACTAGCTATTGGCAAAGCAGAGACAGGATGACTACTAAGACAAGGCTAAACAACAAAGTATATTGGGTGTTTTCAAAAAAAGGTATTGAGCCTAGAATATACAAGGCGGTTTCTAACAAAAAGGATTATACCCTCAGACACTTTAAAAGAGATTTATTAAGTTTGTAATTATGAAAGACGTAAGAGACATAGCTGATAAAATATCTTTTAAGTTGTTAGCAACTAATAAACATCCTGATTATGAGTGGCTTGTAAGTTATTTAATAAAACAATTAATAGATGAAAGAGAAAGAGATCAAATTTATAGAGAACCTTAATAAAAGATTCAATAAGTATTTAGTACCATCTGAAGATGATTTCGATGTGTATGATGCATACAACGAAAACTCGATTCTGGAAATAAAGATAAGAGATAAAGCATATGACACTAAATTTCTACAAGTAGACAAATGCTTTCAACTCTTAATGGTAGGTGAAGCAAACAATAAAAGACCATTTTATGTGGTGAGTGATCCTGAAGGTATATACGTGTACGACCTGTTTGATCTGAAAGAAAATTTGCTAAATAAACCAATCCATAAAATAAAATGTCCTTACAGAACAGAATTTGCAAATAATATTTTTGTAGAGAAATATTTTTATGAATTAACAAAAGAGGAGGGGAGGTATTTTAAGTGAAAAAAAGATCATTAAACGAGTATCGACAATCAAAAGATTACGGTTATAAAAATCCAAAACGTAAGAAACTATCAATCAAAGAGTTATGTAAGATGTATCCAAACAATGCTGATTTGGGAGCTGTAATAAGAGAAATGTTTTTATAATTTTCATAACTTTGTTTTTATGAAAGAATCTGAGATTCAGAATAAAAGAATAAAAGAATTAGAGCAGAAAGGATATTACGTAATCAAATTAAAATTAACTAACAAAAACGGGATACCAGATATATTAGCTATTCCGAAGGGATCAAATGTTTTGTTCTCTGAAATAAAAAAACCTGGTAAAAAATTATCTGGACTTCAAAAGTTTAGATTGCAAGAGCTAGAACGTTATGGATTTAGAACAGAAGTATACACAGGAGATGATCTATGAAGTAGAGGACTACTTTATGAGAAAACTACAAAATGATTTTCAGCTAGATGTTTCTTTAAAAATAGCTGAATTAATTAATCAAACTGTGCACCAAATAAAACCAAACTCAAAAGTAGTAGAAGGTCACGATGATTTAAAAACAGCTTTACAAGAAGATATATATACGGTAGATTATTACGGAGGTGTTATCCACACTGAAAAAATTCCCACCTTTTTTGAGTTGGAGGTAGAAACTTTACTTACAGAAGACCAGCCTCTTGTTGCTTTAATAGATATAAAAGAAGTGGAATGTGATAGATACTTAGATTTAATCAACAAAAAAAAATATCTAAATGAATCAATTAAATATAATAAAACAGAAGATAGAAGAGTTATACGATCTCAATCTTGAAAAAAAAACTCGAAAAAGAGAATACGTAGAGGCAAGAAGTTTATTTTGTAAAATCTGTAGAGACACACTCAATGTTACTTTTCAACAAATAGGAAATGTTATCAATAAAAACCACGCCACAGCAGTTTATTATAAAAAAACTATAGAAAACTTAATGACATACGATAAGGATATCGTAAATAATTACAATGAAATTTTACAAAAACTGCATTTGGAAGAAGAAAATTTTGATCATCTTGACAAAGATGAACTAAAAACCTTAATAAAAAGTTTGAAAAAAGAAAATAAATTATTAAAATTACAACTACAAAAATGAGAGAATTGCCCTACACTTACGATGACATAGAAAAAATAATGAACTTTTCTTCTTGGTCTAGTCGAGAAAAGATTGACGAGATGTTAAGAATTGATTGTAATTTATATGCTCATTTAGGAAAAGACTCCACCAAAACAGACAAAGAAAATGTAAAGAAAAAATCTCGTAATATATATAGATCTATTAAAACCATAGATCATTCAATGGGCGAGAGTTTTTTACAGGCTATGGATAAGTAAAATGAATCAACACGTGACCTACGTTAACTTCGTTATGAAACAGATTAACGATTGCACTGATGCAATATATGAAGATCTTATGGATCAAGAACAGGTGGAGGTCAACAAACATTGTGATAAATTAATTAAACTTTTGCGAGACATTAAAGAATGAAAGTCTGCAACACTTGTCACAAAAAAAAACCACTTGATCATTATTGGTCAGCAGGAATTAAAAACGGCAAGAAGCATTACAGAGCTAAATGTAAAGAGTGTTACAACAAAGTAAAAGCTCATCTTAGATATCGTAACAGAGACTGGCTAACATCTTACAAGGAGGACTTGTCGTGTTGCAAGTGTGGATATTCTAAAAAGACTCACCCAACCTTTAGCACCAGGGCTTTAGAGTTTCATCATAGAGAAGACAACAAAGAGTTCGAGGTAAGCAATGGTGTTCACAGCGGATTATCAATAAGCACTATCCAAGCAGAAATTGACAAATGTATTGTGGTATGCTCAAGATGTCATATGGAAATCCACTCTTAGTTTTTACTTATATCCTTCTAATTGTTTTTGATAACCTTTAACCCAAGTTTTATATTGTTCCTCTGCATCATCAGATTTTGGATCTATACTTAGATCTCCCATCATTCTTTGTTTAAATTGAATAGCAGTTTCTCCTTGTCCATAATCCATTAATAAACGATCATTTCTTGATTTTAATATATCGTAAGTTTCTTTTTCATCGTCTGTCAACCCTTTTGTTTTTTGTTTTTCTGCATAATTTTTCTGCAAATTTTTATAGAAAGATCTATGGAAAGAAGTTTCTAAATTAGGTGGATCAAAATTATTTCCTTGTTTAGATCCTTTCATAATTATTTGAACATCCCTAGCTGGTATACCTTTGTTTATTAATATCGTTACTACATCTCCTCCGGGAACTTTACCCACTTCCATCATAGCGTTAACTTTTAAAGCTAATGTTTTAAGTTCCTCTTTGTACACTTTATTACGACTGTCATAATATTCTCGTAGTTCTACAGGCATTATATTTTTATTATTTACCCCTTCAGCAACTATATTTTTTAATCTTATATCTCCCTTTTTTCTTTCAATTATTCCTTTTAAATCTTTTTCTGTTTTTAATAAATTTTCTCCATTATTATCATTAAAGAACTGGTCGTAATTGTTATATCCTAAATCTCTAATTGCTGATAAATTATTTCTGTCAACTGCATAACTTAATTCATTTTCTTTTTGTTCAGATTCAAAAACAGTGTATTCTAAATTCTTTCTCATATCTAATTCATACGGCTTAAGTCCTATTAAAGCCATACCAATATCACCACTATACCCTTCATTTCGAAGTTTCTTAACATATTTAGCCATACTAGGAGTAAATCTCTTCAGAGCATACTCAAGAGATTTCATTCCTTTTACAAAATCAGAATCTCCTTTTAAATATATAGGATTTCCATAGTTGTTTTTCCCCGATGTTATTTCAGTCGCTACTTGAACACCAATGTCCCCTGCAAAAAATTGAGTTGATAATTCATCTACAATATTTAATGTTACATCAGTAAATGACTCACCATTGCTTATTGCATTAAATAATTTTTCCTTAGCTCCAAAAGGATTTGACGCTGATAAATCAAAATATCTATATACTCCACCTTGTAATTTTTTATTTTTCGCAATCGCGTCAGCAGCCGCATCAGATATATATGGATTTTCTTCTTTTTGTTTTTCGATAATTTCTTTTTCTGAAATAGCATCATCCACTGAGATAGGTAATATGTTTGAGTTGGTTTGCCAAGGAGCGCGGAATACTCTCATTTTATCTAAAGCTATTTCTCCTTCAGGAGTTTTTGGATCTAACTCATCATCGTCTGATCCTAACGTTGAAAGAACAGAGGCTATCAAACCTTGAGAGACAGCAATAGCAGCTAATCTTTTACTTCCAATTTTTCTTATGTTAGGATTATCACTATTGAGTTCATCATATGCTAATTTTAAATTTGAAAATTGAACTCTGTATGATTCATAAGTAAAGGAAACGAATGGAGATATAATTGGTAAATATTTAGTGGCCTGCACTAATTGTGGTATTTTATTCCAATTAGGGTATATTTCTGAGGCATTTTCAACGGCTTTATCAAATACTATTTTCTTTTCTTCTTCAGTTAATTCAGAAACTTTTTTATTGTATAAAGCTTTAGCATAGGATTCAGCTTCATTCCAAGCTCCGTATATTTTCCAGAAATCATCTTCCATTTGGTAAAGGCTTTGAGCTTTTTTACCAATTTTAAATTTATCATATATTCGTTGCCAAGTAGTTTTACGAGAAGTTTCATCAACTAAGCTTTGCTCAGGACTTTTATTAAGTAAACTTTTTATTTCTCCAAATTGAGCATCAGCGCCTAGTAATCCTTTTTCAGACATTACTTTATAAAAGTCTTCATCAAAATTATTTTTTAAACTATTGTAAGTATCTTTAAATTTAGCAATGTTTATATGACCATTATTCAATGCTATACCTGTGTTACCAAAAAAGTTTATAGCGTGAGTAGGTAAATTGTATACAGTAAATATTTGTTTGTAAAACGCTTGAAACTTTTTATAACCATTAACTAAAGTTGTAAGTACGTCTTTTGTATTTTCTTGTAAATTTTTTCCATTCAGTTCATTTTTCACTTCTTCAGTGGTATAATATTTTTTACCCCCTATTTCAACTTCTGCCGTGTACACATCTCTTCCTTTATCACCAAAATCTTTTAGCCCTTGTTCAATAGCTTGATCTTCGGAATCAAACATAAAGCCATTCTTTTTTCCATATTCTACAACATCGTTTATCTTTTCTGCATTTTTTATTAAATTAGCTTGAGTCATTATAGTAGTTATAAACACACTAGAAGGGTCACCAAACTGACCTAAAGCCATTCTCATTTCAACGCTCAAATCTCCTTTAGATTTTACCTTTGGATTTCTAATGCCATTGCTAATTTCATTAGTAGGAGTTTTAGTCATTATGTCATCCAATATGTTTCTTGCTTTTGCCATAGCAACCTCATCAGACATTTCAGGATTAGTTCTTTTTATTTCTTGATATATTTCTTGAGCGGCTTGATCTTTTAATTCTTCCGTTACTTCATCAGCCCAGTTTTTGTCAGTAAAGTTTTTATACTTTCTAGCAACATAAGTACCTAAATTTTCTTCTACTGCTTTACGCTGTTCATCGGAAAGTATATTTGCGTTTTGATCCGCTACTAATAAATAAACACTTAACTGATCAATCATATTCCTCATCTCATTTACATTGTCCAGTATCTCTTGATCAATTGGAATAATTTCATCATTGTTTATTTGATCTTGCACCCTAGAAATTCTTTCCATAGAATCTTCCAAGTTTATTAAGTTTCTTTTTGCAAACTCAATAGCAGATTCCATTTCTTTTAATTCCTTTTCTTCACTTATTAATTCTTCTTTAGAATATGTATCTCGAGCTTCATTTAAATCTTTTTCTAAATCAGAGATTAATTTTTTCTTTTCGTTTATCTTTTTTTGAAGTTCAGATTTCTTTTCATTTACGTTTTCTATTAACTCATCTTTAGACATTTCGCCTTTAGCGTATTTCTGTGGAACGATTCCCTCTAATATAGCCATTGATGTAGTGTCGGTGTTTTTTGCTGTTACCGCATCTTTTATCTTAGCTATAGCCTTTTGGTATTTTTTAGCAATCTTTTCAGATTGTTTCAGGATGGAAGAAAATTTAAAACCAGGTGCATCCATTAACTTTCTAAAAGCTTTTGGCATTAAACCTTTAGCGGTAAACATTCTTCTTCTTAATTGCTCTGCAAATTTTGCCAGCTTGTTGCTAAAAGATTTACCAATAAACAAATCATCTTTTCCTTTCTTTTCTAAAAAGAAAAAGTCAAATACTTTTTTAGCACCTGGAATAGATTTTACTTTATCGAATATAGTTTCAATTATAACTTGAGGCTGAAAACCAGCTTCCCTTTCTTCAGTGGTGTCGGGATCTTCGTCTATCGGTTTTTCATCTTGGACTTCTTCTTGTTGCTGTGACACTTCCATCTCACTGGTCGTCCCGCTTTCTTGTCCTTCTTCTCCTGTATCTTGCACGCTATCAGCTGTTTCCCTTTGTACGGCATAATCATTAATTTTAGTTAGTAATTCATCTGCTTTAATATCTCTGTCTGTACTAATGTCAATATCTAAATCAGGTATTAATTCAGAAACCTGACTGAGTTCTTCTAAGGTTAAGTTATTATCTCTAGATATAGCATAAGCAGCAATCTTTCTTGCTTCTATAATACCGTCTTCTGGAGTTTGTTCTACTTCTTCTACTTGTTCTAACTCTTCTACCTGCTCAGTTTCTCGTTGAGTTTCTTTGTCTTTGAGGGCTCTTTCTTTTAAAGCGGATACTTCTTTTTCAGATTGGTCAATTATATCATCTATTTCTTGTTGCTTTGCTTTTATTAACCCATCGTACCCTCTTTGCATTCTTTTATTAGTAGCATTAGATTTTTGTTCTTCCAGCTTATTAAGCTCTAATATTTTTCTTGCAATGTCTAATTTCTGTTCTGGATCTAACCCAGGATAGGCGTTAGTTTGTTCGTAGGCATTTTTAATATCCTCAATGCGTTGCATTATATCGTTAGCCTCATCAGCAGTTAATTCTCCTTTTGCAATTTTTACTTTTAACTTAGTTTCAAAACCTTGTTTTATATCTTCGTCTTCAGCAATAATTAAAGCCGCAGCTATTTGTTCGTCTGTCGCTATGTCTGACGGACCATTTTGAGCTAGAGTAACTGCGGTGCTTACGATACCACCCGCTGCAAAACCTAAGCTACCTTCTAAAGCAGTGTCTTTCCAAAACTGTTTAGTAGATGGATTAAACTGTTCTCTTTCAGTAAACAACTCTCCTTCAGTGTTGGCTGCGAGCTTTTCCATTTCATTAAATATTTCCTGAAGTCCTTTTTGAGTCCACCCCTGTGATATTTCTGTAACAGCTTCTCCAGTTGCTCCAGTAAAAAGTTTTGCAACTTTGTAAGGATTGCTAAATATTTCTTCAACGTGTCTAAAAAATCCACGTAAGGTAGATTTCTTTCCAGCATCCATAAAGTATTTCTTTAAAAGCTTTTCTAATACAGCACCTATTTTACCAGTAGAAAATTTAAGACCTAACCTGTCTAAATAAAAAATAGCAATACCAACTGCTGTTTTTAAAGCTAACTTGTGACTTTCTGGAATATCGTCAAATAAAGGATCTGTATCCATTCTTTCTGACAACCTTTCATAAACCATTGCTGCCGAAGAAGCAGGTAATGCATTCATCATAATACCCGCACTTGATGGCCCTAATACTAAAACAGCAGCGGTTATGTTACCAGCTAATTCATCAAGAACAGTTAGTAGTTGTCTTCCCCAATTGCCTTGTCTTCTTATAGCTTCTATTTTTTCTTTTGGTATATCTCCTTCTAGTCCTAAAAAATCTCTTAAATCATCTGCGTCTTTTCGTATTTGATTTCTTTGATCTTCATCTAACCCGCCAAAGGGAGTCTGAAGTAAATCCAACATATGTATGTAAGCACCAAGCAAAGGATCTTCAATGGCGTCTATAAAAATTTGCGTCCAATATGAGTATTCATCAGACAAGTTCATTTCATATGGTCCTGTTTGAATTTGATACTTTCTATAGTACTCTATTTTTTGAGCAATCAAAGCAGTGGATTCATCTTGAAGCTCATCCATCACCTCTGCTTTAGCAATAATTTTTCTGCTAGTTTCTTCAATTTCTTCTTGCAGTTTTAAATAATCATCAGCAGCTTGGTTTATTTCTTCAAAAGTTGAGTTAGGATCTCCAACAATTTTTTTTAATTCTTCTGCTTGTGTTGTTTGATCTTCTAGTTTTTTAATGTAATTTTCTCTTAAAGTGAGTAGTTCTTTTTCTAATTGGACAATGTTTTTTCTAATTGCTTTTATCTCCTCTAAGTCTATTTGCTCATCTACTTCACTTCTTACTTTTTGTATTTCTGTTTTTTCTGAACGAGCATTTTTTTCAATGAATTTTTTTAACTTCTCTTTTTCTTTTTTTATTTTTTCTCTTTGCTTGTCTGGATCAAGTATTTGAATGCCTAAATCACCTTCACCACCTCCAGTAATAGATTTTAAGCCTAAATCAATGTCGGTTCTAGATACATCTAAATCAATTGTTATTTCATCCGTTACATTACCATCTTCATCAACCGCCTTTACAATCATTGAGTCTCCCACACCTGATTGCTCCGCTTCAATACCATAGTCGTTATAAATAGAGTTTACAAATGGAACTGAGTCTTCTTCGTTGCTTGTTATTATTTGATCTCCAATAGGTGTATCTAAAACTTTTGTTGGGGCCTCACCCGATTCGGTTTCCTCAAAAGCTTTATCAATTTCAGCTGTACTATATCTAGTGGTTATGTCTGAGTTAGGGTGTAATCTACGATGGGAATTTACTTTTTCTTTAAACTCATCTTTCTTTACTTCTTTGTCTACTCTTTTCGTTTCTTCTAATACTGTTTTCTGCAGCTCTGTAGGTTCTTTTCCTTCTGCAGTAGGTAATACTATAGACTCCTCAATGACAACTTCTTTTTCATTTCCCTCTGGGTCGGTGTATGTAGCTTTAACTACATCTTTCATTTCTTCAACTTCACTAACGTCTTTATAAAGTTCTAACTGTTGTTTCTTATCTTCTCTTCTGACTATTTGTTGTTGTAACCCTGGATCTGTATTTGGATCTTTTCCTAATGCTGTTTCATTTTCTATAACTACATCTAAGTCTTCAATTTCTTTTTCCAGTTCTTGTATTTCTTGACTAGTTGTTTTACCTGTTTCTGTTTCTGGGTCAATAGCAGTAGGTACACTAAAATCTCCTGTAGTTGTTTTACCTGTCTTTTCTTGTGTCTTGGTAACAACTACTACTTCATCTAACAATATACCATCAAAAGATGGGTCTTGCTCTTTGATTTTGTTTAAGACTTTTTGTTGGTCTTCATCTTTTAATTCAGATGGTTTGGTAGGGGTATTTTGATCTATCTCAAAAATTGTTTTGCGATCATCTGCCTCTGCGTCTGGAGTTGGTGTTGGTGCTGGGGCTGCTGGAGGAGGTGTTTTTGTAATTTCCTCTTTTAAAGATTCTTGAGCAGCTTCATAGTTTTCTTTATAGTATATCCCGCCTTTAGCAAATATTTCTCCACCTGGAGACTTAGATGCTCTTTTTAAATCATTTCGGGCTTTTCGATTAGTGGTTTTATATGAATACTTACCTATGTCATATCCAATTCCTTTAAATTTTACATTCGTAGGAATATATCCTTTCTCAGCTTGTTCAAAAGTAATACCTTCTACGTCTGGGTCTAAGCCAGTTATTCGCTTATACTTCTCTTTCCATTTATCATCTGTGGGTTGTTGAGCAGCAGGTGGTTGTTGAGCAGCAGGTGGTTGTTGAGCAGCAGGGGAAGAAGCTTCTTCATCATTATCAACGGGAGAAGGTGGTTCAACCTCCGTTGGAGAAGACTCCGATGAGGTAGGCTCTTGACTCTCCTCTGTAGTGGACTCCGTATCTACCTCTAGTGAAGTAGAAGTTGAATCTTTTTTTTTTAAGATAGAGTCTTTTAGCTGATTTAATTCAGCTTTATCATTTATATCAGTAAACCTGTCCAGTAAATCTTGATCTGAAACATTTGGATTTGATTTAAGTTGACTCTCCAGTCTTCGTAATGTTTTTTCACTAGCCATATTATTGATTTATACTAATGTTGTTGTTTGGTAATGCAGTATCTATTAAGTCATTTATTTTCCCTAAAAGAGCTCCATTAGTTTTTAAACTTGTATCCCATAAAGCTTCTGTAACTGCTTCTAAAATTACTTGATGATCATCAGAAGAAATTTTATAAGGATTGTTTACAGCATCAAATGGTTGGTTTGGATTTGTTAATTCTGAAGGACTTGGTATGTTAATTGTTATTCCTTTATTTCCGTCTGAATGTCTAAATCTAGTTTTGTCTTTTATAGATATAACTAAATCTCCATTATTGTTAGTGCTGATTTTATGATTGTTTGTTATGCTTTTAGGTACTCTATATTTTTGTTGAGTAGATGATCTTGGGCCTTTAAAATGTTTTTCATAAAATCTAACTAAATTCTTGTCTAGGCTATAGTCACCTTGTGTATCTGAAAAATCTAAAACATTAGACAGTGAAGAAGTTCTACCTCCCGCAGATTGTGCAACAGCATCTCCAAAATAACCAGTAAATACACTCACTTCAGTATCTGTGTCTTTGTCTCCAGCATCTGTGGTGAAATAATCACTAGCCTCTGTTTTATATTGATCGCCTGAAATATTTGTTAATCCCGTTGCTTTCCATTCGTCACTAAAAGCAGCTTTAGGTTTTTTTATAGAATAAAAATCAGAAATTACTTCTTGAGTGGATCTTTTCTTTCCTGCTTGATCATATAAATCTACGGTAAGTGGATTTTGATTTGGCAGTTTTATTTCGTATTCAGTGATTACTTCTTGACCATTAATGGTTTTTGTTTTAAAATCTATGTCTTCTGCTCCTATAGCTTGTGCATAAGCAAACATACCTGTTTGTCTGGTAGAGGAATTTGTTGATGTTAAAAAATTATTAATATTTCTAATTCTGTCTCTAGCATCATTTTGATCTTGAGTCACTTTAGGAGATGTTTGTCCACCTTTATTTTTTTGAGTTTGTTTAACACCAAAAGAAGCATCTAATGACTTATAAAATTCATCCCTTGCTTTTTGTTGTATACCATCTTTTTGTTGAGAAACCACAACAGGTTGGTTTGTTACAGGATCTATTTCTAAAAATATAGTTCCTGTAGACGCTCTGTTGGCATCATAAGGATCAAAAGAAACTTCTGTGTTAAGACCATTTTGAACAAGATAATTTGCAGCTTTAATAGATCCAACACTATTAAACTCTGCTTCGGCTGACTTTTTTAAAGTGGGTTCAAAATTTGGATTTTGTCTAGGGTCTACTGTTGTAACCAGACCACCTGCGCTAGTGGTTGTGCTAGGTAGTTTTTGTTTTAAAGCAGTAGTTACATTTTTTAATCTCTCATTAAAATCAACAGATTCTTTGTTGTGATAAGTTAAAGCGTTTAAATCTGTAATGCTAAGTGGCTTGGCTTGGTTCCCTCCAATTCTTGCACCGGTGGGTGAGTTTGGATCGTATTTGTAAAACTTTAATTGACCATCTTCCCAAGTAGGTTCTAAATCACCTACAAAGTCATAGCTTTGCATTAAAGCAGCAGAAGCTTGACTAACAGGAGATGGATTTGTTAAAGCTTCATATCCAGCATATCTTTTCGCATAGTCTGAGCTCCACACATTAAATAATTCTAGCTGTCCTTTCAAGGCATCTTGTTGAAGCACTAAATCTTTAGCCCCTATTTGTCCAGTTTGTGCAGCTAATTTTAACTGTTCATTTACATCTCCCAGTAAATACCCTACATTTCCTACAAAGTTTCTTCCTGATGTTCGATTTGATGCTTTTAAGTTCTTTATGTCATCAGCAATATTTTTAGAACCTTTTAAAGCAGCAGCTGTTTCGGTAGCTTTTTTTTGTTCTGCTTCGTCTAGCTTGGTTGTTATCTGTTGAGTTACTTTAGACCAATCAACCGCAATAGGCTTGTCTCTTTCTACATATCCAAAATATTCAGCCATATTGTTTTATGTTGCAGGTTTATATATGTAAGGATTAGTTAGAGGGTCGTAAGCTTTATTCGTGTCTTGCAATTCAAAAGTGCCGTCCCCAAAATCAAAAACACCTGTTTTTTTACCCATCAAGAAAGCTCCTGTAGTTCCTAACCCTTCCCCAACAGCTTCTGCTCCTGCTTGTCTTTGTTGAGTAGCTAACATCTCACTTTGAGCAGCAACTTGTTGTGCACCTTTTGCTCTTTCTTCAGCAATGGTTTGTAGTCTTTTAGCTACATTTTGTTCTTCCCCAGCTATGTCAGCTTCTAAATCTTGAATCTGTTTCATTCTTCTTACACTAGCTTGTCTTTGTTGCTGACTAAATTGCTGACCTAATATACCTCCCGCTGACAATGCTGTGCGATAATCTCCTCCAAAATTCTCTAAAGCTGTTGCTAAATTCTGAGAAATAGTTTCAGACTCTAACTTGAAAGGTTCATCAGAAACGCTTCTCATTTTTTCAGCATTTATTTTAGCTTGCTTTATTGCGTCTTCTACATATCTTTGAGCATCTAATTCTGCTTGTCTTTGAATGTCTGCGGTTTTTTTAGCTTGAATAAAATTAAACCTACCTTCTACAGCTCCTATGCCTAGTTCAATTAAAAGCTTTTGTGTCATTGGATCCATTGCCATACCTGTACTATTGTTTTTTAGGTGAATGTATTATTGCAAAGATAATTAATTTTTGCGTAAAATAGGGTTACTCATCATTGTGTCTGAGATAACTGAGAACAATTCAGAAGCAAACCTATCATCACTTGTTAGTGTATATTTCATATAATGACCCCTTATTCCGTGTGATTCAGCCACTGTATTTTTAACATACATTATAAAATCTCCATTATTCGGAGGAGTTATAGGTAAAGTAGCATTAATCGTAATTACATTGGTTGCTCTATTTACAGCTGTTACAGTTCCAGAATCTTTTACTCCAGAGGGGCCTATTCCCGGAGAGAAGATAGTGTCTCCTACGCTTAAAATAGAATCTATTTCAACGCTAGAGGCAAAAGCAATATCAAAAACATTAGGCGCTGTATTAGTAACAGTAGTGCAATTAGCAATACCATTGGCGTATCTAATTAAAAAATTAATATCAGTACTCACATAACGGATAAAAGAAAATTGATTACCTTCCTTTGTTTCAAAATAAGTTTTATCAATTGAAGCTACTTGCGGTAATCCGCTAGCTCCCAATAAATCTGTTTCCAAATCCACTTTCCATTTGGTATCGGATTGTATTTCTATGGTCTTAAAAAGTTTATTTTCAAGAGGAGATTTATTAAATACACTCGTTACCTTAGATTCATATTGTACGCCATAAAAATTAGCTCTATTTGTATTAGTATTATGCCTGTATAGTTGTCCATTTTTAAATGAATAAAAATAATTATTTAAACCAACCATTGACTCAGGTATAAAAGAATAAAAAGAAGGCCATCCTTTATCGCTAGGGCTGTATGTTAAAGTATATTCTGACATTATGAAAAGTAATCATATATAATATAAAGATAATTTAATGCTGGTGGTGGAGCTGAAGGGTTAAAATCAAAACTACCCGAGTAAACTCCCGTGCTAGTGGGTGACACAGTAGTAATGTTGTTAGCAGCTGTAAGCAAAGCATTAATGTTTGATGGGTTATTTTGATACAATATATTGCTCCAAAAATACATCAGTCTATTGTTAGCAGTATCAAAATTATAAGTATCAGAATTAGATTTAACTGATTTAATATTTACTAACGAACTTAAAGAACCCAACGAAGCAGGTAGGCCACTTGTAGGAATCATACCCTCTCCTTGTCCTCCTGATATTAATTCATATTGAGCCACATAATTGCCTGCGGTTTTGCCAGGGATAACATCAGTATCAAATAAAATTGTTTTAGAGTACAACGGGCTGTTAAAAGGTTCCTGATTACTCCAACTAAATTCATTAGTAATTTGTTTTCCTGCATCAGCCGGATCATAAACACAAACCAATACCACTGTTAGTTGCTCTGGAGTTAAACACTTGTTTTCTAAAGTAAAACTAGCTGGTGTTACCGAACCATTTACTATTTGAACTTCTACTGAAGCATTCTCTACTGATGATTTGTTTTTATTAAAATTAAGTGTACCACTTCCTGTTACATTTCCTGTAGTAACAGAGATACCCCCATAATTTAAACTTAAATTTATTTCTCCTGAAGTAATATTATAATCTAATTCTCCTACATCTACACCTGTGCCATAGTCTACGGTGTAGTTTACTGTATCTTTTTGATTAGTAAATGTGAGTATATTACCGCAGTTATAAAGCAATGCTTCTTGAGGTAGTTTAACTTGATTCGAAGATAAAACATATTCATCTATAAACGGATCGTAAGCTCCTACTTTTTGAGTGTCGGGATAATCTACAAATAAATCTCTAAACCAACTTCTTAATCCAAATTCAGATACTACTTGTAATTGTTCATTGCTGTAAGCATCTCCTCTTAGCTCTATAACAGCTCCTCGAGCTCCGTCTGTAAAGTATTTTCCAATACCATATTGAACATAGCTTTCTGGATTTCTACTAATTCCATATTCTTCAACTCTTGCAATTTGAGTTCCCAATACATTAGTAGAGGCAGATATATTCGCACTTCCATCTGCATTTAATAGTTGTGTTTTACCAGACAAAACATAAGAAATTTTATTTTCTTGCAAAGAAAGTAAATCAGATTTTCTACCATCTAATATTTGTATGTCACCATACCTATTGTCTAAATCTTTAAAATTTAAACTTCCTAAATTAAAAGAATTTAAACGATTTATATTTCCTTCCAAACTAAATAAACCACTATAAGTAATAGAAGATCCTCTTCTTGTTTCTTTATATTCTTGGTCTGAAATAGCATATATTCTATTGCCAATAGTAAAGTTTGGTTTTTTTACAGAATCTAAAATGTTAATACTTTCTACACCATTTCCAAAAGAAAAACAATTATAAAAATCGTTTATAATAATAGCTGGTGAATTAGCTGTACCCGGTTGAACTGGAGTTGAACCAGCAAAAGCAAGTTCGATACAAATTGTGTAAACATCTGGCACTTCTACCACAGTATGTTCTCCTTGATAAGCCGTGTGTGTAAAAGGTAAATTCTGATTTATAATTACAGTGTCTCCCACAGTATAAGAGTGTGGTGTGTTAGAGCCGCCAAATATAGAGTTATCTGTAAACACTACATTGTTTCCATACCCATTGGGTGAAGCAGGTAATCCAACAGCAGTTCTATAAGCGTTGTTTTGACCATTATCAGCAAAGTTCCAATCAAATTGATTTTGAAAATTACCTTGATGTTTGTTATTAATTATTTCATAAGACTCTTCTCCTTCAAAAAAGAAATCTGGATTTGAGTCTAATGCTTCTGTTTCAAAAACCAATGGCACACTTAATTGACTATTAAAAGTGATGTTCGACCTAATTTGACTTGGCGCGTTTCCATTTTCATTTCCGCTAGTCCCTAATCCTATAGCAAAACAACCATTAAATCTACTTCTAATCCCTAAACCAGGCCCCCCCGCAATAGATGCATTTAAACTTATTTCGTGATAATCTCCTGTGGGCTTAATGTCGTCTCCATCTACTATAACACTGTTAGTAAATTTTATGGGATAAACGGTTTCGGTGTTTGGCCCCAAACTAACGTTTCCAGCAGGAAAGTTGTCACTAGAATCAACAAATTGAGTTTGTATAAATGCTGCTAAATTTGTTCTTAAATCATTTACTGCAGAACCAGTGCTTGTATTGTAATTTTGATTAGCTGTTCTGCTGATTTGTAATCTTTGATACCCAATAAAATCACAACCAGCAAACAATCCTGAATTTCTATCTCTATAAAATAAAATATCTAAAGTAACTATCGTGCCACTTGGAATAGCTCCTGTCGAAAAAGCAGTTGCTGCCGTAACATCGCTTAAGTCTACAACTAAATTAGCAAAACTATCACCAATATTTCCACCTAAATCCTCCTCCCCAAAAACTTCAACCCTAACGTTGTTAACAACAGGAACAAAACCAGGTGTTTCTTTTATCTTCATATAAGCTCCTGCAGGAGGATTTAAAGTAGAAACAATATTAGGTGTAACAGATTTTTCTAAAACAGAAATTTCTTCGTAAGAAGATAACGCACTAACTGAATCTCTTTTTGGTATTAAAAGCTGACCCGCTGTTACTTTAGCAGCTTGCTCTCCTTCTAAGTAACACCAGTAGTAACTGGAGTCATTTTGATCTTCAAAAACTTGAGATGAGTAAATAGTGTCATAAGTTAACGCAGAAGGTTTTATAGCAAACTTATACCGTTTTGCCCAAAAAGGAGCATTCATAGAGGGAGGTATAGTGGTTCTAGCTTTATTAATTAAAATTGATGAAGAAACAGGAACATTAAAACTACTATTTAAACTTAATAAAGGAGTGGTAGATCTGTTATATTCATCCATATATATAATACCAATGTCATAGTCTCTGTTACTATGTAAACTTTTTTTATCTCCTGTAGGATTAACATTAAATGAAGGAGGAGCAGCAGACCAAAATCTAATACCCTCATAAGAGTAAGAACCTCCAGCAGACCCAGGTGTACTATAATAAACTGGTAAAGGAAGTTGTATGGTTAATAAATTAGAATCATTACTTGGAGGGGCGAAAGTAGTAATGTTAAAACCTGTTTGCCCAGTGGGGTAGCTAAGCGGAGGTGGATTAAAAAGTGCAGCACTTGCGTCAGGTGCAGCTGAGTTAACAGGAGTTGCCGCTGAACTCGTTACTGTGTTTGTAGCTGGGTTTAATGTTATAGCATCATTTATAAGGTCGGTTGCAGTTAAAGGTGAAGCCGCTGATGCTGTGCTAAATGGGTTGAAATAAGTTGGTGGAGTGCTTGCTGCTCCAATACCTAATGCTCTTTTAAACTCATTACTATTAAAAAAAGAATATGCATTTGCATAAGAATCATTTAAGACAATAAGAAACCCCGATCTTATTATTATAGGGTCTGTTCTTGTAACATCTAAGTTTAAAACTGCCGGATTATCGTTTACTACTTCGCTTTGTACACCAGCATAAATAGAAAAGTTAAAAGCAATTTCAGTTCCGGAAACAAACTCAACTCCTGTAAAATCAAAAGTAGCTTGAGATCCTGTGATAGTAGCAGCAGCTGGAGAGGTATTACTTAAAGTGTAGGTAGAATCATTAATTGTTCCTACAATTGTTGATGATAAAGCTTGATTAGTTAAAGGATCAACTTGATTTGGTTCATAAATTTCAGAAACATAGTCTAATGGTATTTTATTACCTGCAGCATCTTTTATATCATAACCATCTACATAGTTACCATACATTAGTCTATTATCTTGAAATGTTTGAGCTTTAGCTAATTTAGGAACATTGTCAAAAACTCTTAATATTTCCGCGCTAGATAAAATAGTTTTTATTTTTTTATCTTTAAAAAAAACGTTTTGCGTAATATTATTAGACCATCCGTTATCTTTTTTATTATATGTGTCTATAACTTTTATTACATCATTACTAGAATCTTTAAAACACAAATCAATATCTGTTACTCTTTTATCTCCAGTATTAAATCCTATAGTAAGAGAATTAAATTTGTTTTGCATTGCGTTATTTAAACTCTTGGAAAAGTCAAAATCAAAATCACTTTTAGGAAGAAAAGTAGGAGAAGTAAACTGAGATAAGGCACTATATTCACCGTCAATGTACTTATATCTATAAGCGAAACATAAAAAATTATCAAATAAAAAACCTTCTTCAAGAGGAGGAGTATTTGTTAAAATAATAGTGGGCTTTTCTTTTGGAGGTTTTACAATTACAGATAAATCGTCTTCTACAATTGTATCAACTCCACCAGTAGGTAAACCATAAGTTTTTTTAACATTTATTTTTCGAGGAGGATTGTAGTTATCAGTCCAAAAAAGTAAATCTCCAATTAAGTTAACTCCTGTAATGTGATAAGTTTTATTGAAATTCAAAACACTTACCGATACTACGTGGTAAATTAAATTTTCTGATACTACATTGTAAGATAGAATTAAGTCCCCATTGTTAGGGTCATTGATAAACCAATAAATATTATTGTCAATAGGGTCAGCATAACTTCCTATACATACTGCAGCCCCAGATAGTGTAGTTCCTAAAAAATCAACATCTGTTAATTTAGTATTTCCTTTGGCTTTTTCTAATGATCCAACTTCAGATACAGTGCTGGAACCAGTTCTTAAATTTAACGCATCAATGTATTCTCCCTCAGCTAGAATCCTTTCATCATCGGACTTGTTCATTTTGCCCTTTAAAAAACTACTAATGGTTTTCATTCTACTTAATTATTTTGTCCTGTCCTCTAAGATTCATTAACAATCTACCAGGGTGAATGTTGCTCATTCTTATTTTCGCATTTCTTAATAACGCACTTTTGTTTCTTCTAGCTCTTTGCACTTGGTATTCAGGAATACCTAATTTAGAATTTAACAATGAATATGTAATATAAGCATATATAAATTCTTCAAATAATTTATTGACCGTTATTAAAGAGTTATCTCCATTTTCCATACCATCAGAAACATACTCTAATATAACTATTTTACCACCAGCTCCACTGCTGAAATTTATCACACCTCCTTTATTGTCAATTCTAAAAGTAGGTAAAGCATTAGCAGTTTCTGTATTCAATCCAAATCTTTTTCCAAAAGCATAGTCAAACGCCCAAAACCCAGCTTCCTCAATATACCATCCGTAGTATCCGTGAAAAGGACTAGATTCGTTTAGATATATGCTTTTCTTTCTTTTTTTAATTCTATCCATATCAATGTTAGAATCATTTGGTTTTAATACGTTTCCGTTTTGATCAAATAAAATATTACAATCGTTATCTTGAAGATAAGCTTCTGCATAATTTGTTTGTATATTTTCTGTTAAAGGAAATAAAACACCGTCATAATAAATAGAAACACGAACCCAGTTTACATAGTCAGGAGGTAATATATATTTTAAAGTATCATCACATACCTCAAGTTCTAATATTTTAATTTCTTTAAAAGCATCATAATTTAATTCTTGAATAGCTCGTTTTGCGTGAAATAATATTTTGTATCTTTCTTCATTAGTAGTTAAATTATTATTGTCGTGATACATCAACATATAATTATTAACCACATCCTTTAAAGAAACATATTGATAAGATCCCCAGTTTTTATCAAGAGGTAAATTACCACCGTTTTCGTAATATTGGTATTGAGAAATATAAGCCATTAAGTTTCAGTTTGAGTGTTTAATATTTCCGAAGCGTTTGCGTCAGCTACAATCTCTTGCTCTCTTATAGATAAACCACTATATTTTAATATTCTAGTTACCAATTCAGCATAGTCCGACATTGGTAATTCAAAGTCTTGATAGTCAGGTTGTGATTGGTCAAATATTGGCTCTCCTAAAGTAAGGGTATTAAAGGTCCATTTAGGATCTTTAGGGTATCTAATATATTGTAGCGTTAAGTTTCCTACTATAGTGTTTGGATAAACTCTTAATGAATTAGATAAGTTTGAAGCAGGTGATGGAGTGGGTTGAAAAACGTAAGCTGGAAACTCAGCAGAAGGGGCAGTTAGTAATGAAGAGTTTAATAAATTTATTTTAGACTCATTTACTCTTTCGACTATTGTACTTCCATTTAATAAATCTAATAACGTGTACCAGTCATTAGGAAGCGGGTATACACCTCCAGCTTGAGCAATGCTAATTTGCATAGTAAAAGTGTCTATAACTTCTGCTAATTGCTTTTTAAGATCAGCTAAACCACTACCAGACAATCTACCTAATCTATTGTTTTCTTTGTTTATTTGTCTATTGTAACCATAAAAATATTGTTCGAATATGTCTAGTTGAGCTTGTTTTGCAAACAAGTTGAAATCAGAGGGTGAAATATATCCGTAATTATTTTTATTTAAAATAGATAATACTGTGTTTCTTACTTCATTGATCATCTAATTCTCTTTTTTACAAAGATAAACAAAAAAAAAGAGCACTCATAAAGTGCTCTTGTAGATAAAGTAAATGTAAAATTATCCTATAGATATTCCAATAACTCTAAATGGATCAATTGTAATATCGTGAGCCACGTCTTTCCAATGTGTTTGTAAAGCAGTTACAACAAAATCTTCTATTTGATCTCTTACATATTCGCTTCCAGCTGCCACAGGAGTATGAACTAAAGTGACTACATCAACAGCTGCTACATCATCATAAGTGATAGTAACGGTAGATGTACTAGCTTGCTCAATTAAACCAATGTTTCCACAAGAAACTAATTGATTATTACTAAGAGTGTCTGAGTGAATAAAATATGCTTTAGAAGTGGGAACTGTAGTTCCTACAGATAAAACTGTTTCGCTGTCTACAGCGGTAACAGTGGTGTATGTGTTGTCAGTAGAGTTGTGAACTATATCACCTACTTGAACATTATTAGTGACAAAAGTAGCACTACTATCGGTTAGCTTGTTAGCTGTTCCAGCAGTAGTAGTTCCATTGGCTAATAATTTGAATACAGGTATGCTTAAAAACTTTTCCATAATTGTAAAAATTAAGCAATTACAATAGCACTTACTGCTTTTGGCAGTTTATCGACTTCTTTTACAACGTCTCTCCAGGGTTGTTGTAAAGCTAATACAACCTCATTTTGAAACAAATCTCTCATCTCTTCACTTCCTGACGCAACTGTTGCGTGAGTAAGAGTGATTTTTTTGCCTCCTCCATAAAAAATAGTAACATTGTCTAAAGGATCAGATCCTGAAGCATCTCCTACTTCGATCAACTTAACATCTGATGCAGAAACCAACTGGTTTTGCTCACCTGTTACGGGTATACTTAAAAACTTTTGCATAGTTAAAAAAATTAAGTGGGTTAATAAAAAACAAAGGTAATAAAAAAACCCCACTATAAGAAGCGGGGCTTTAACTTAGGATAAGTGTTGAGTGATTATAAACAAACAATTAAATTACCACAAATATAATAATTTTTATTTTAACATTTTAATTAATGCTTCATATATTTCTACATTATTTTCTTTTTTGAAAAAATCAGCTAACACTGTAGAAGGAGTTTCACCAAAAGGAATACTACATAATTTAGTTTTTTTAGATTTTAAATTATAGTAAATCTCTTTATCATTGTTTCTGGTCTTTAATAAAGATTGACCAAACATTTTATCAATATTATCAAATAAATCTAAATCCGGATCTTCTAATGCATTTAAAAAGTCTTCTGGATTATTTCTTGCAAACAACAAAACATCTCTTTTTATTTCTGAAGAAGCTGCTATTCTAGTGTCTACATTTAAATACACTCTAGCTAAAGATTCCATTTTATCAAAACTCAGTCCTGCGGCTTCTTTTTGTGCTTTAGCTTCTAATTCTAAATACTGCACCTCTTCTTGAGCATCTTTCTCTCTATCTATTTCCTCAAAAATCTGTCCGTTTGCTGGGTGATAATACAAAAACTCTTGCAATACTGGATTTGTTTTTGGAACAAACAACATACCATCTTCAAAAACAACTGGCTCTAAAACTGAAGTAGCATCTTGCTCATCTTCAAAAGGTGATTTTTGATTTGAAGCATACCTAAGTGGTCTACTTGTTGTTCCATCAAAATGTAAAAGGGGTTTTCTTCGACTGTTTCTTGAGTTAAGAGTATAACTCAAAGGCTTTACATTATTACGTAGCCTATATGTTCTATCTTTTATTTCTTTTTTCATTATATTAAATTTGATTAAATTAAAAAAAGGGGGGCTAAAACACCCCCCTCTTAAGTTACTATTACTTAAATAACAAGAAGTTATTTGCACCCATAGTACAAAGTGCTCTTTCAGATAAGAAGTTAACAGTCATAACATCTTTATCGCTAGTAGCAGCACCACCAGCAGATCCAGTTATCCAAGACTTATATCTTCTATCTTCAGTTTCTGACGCTCTATATCTTACGTGTAAGAATGGTCTTTTAGCATTTCTACCTAATACTTGATCGTAAACATTAGTTGAACCAGCAGGTACTAATACACCTTCAACAGCTCCACCAACTAAACCACCTCGCATAGTAGGATCGTTTAGATATTTCCAATCTGATTTGTAGAAATCATAACCTCTTCGGAATCCAGTGAATCCTAGGTTAAGTGCCATTTCTTCGTCATTGTCAAACAATCCGTAAGAAGTACCACCTGCACCGTAAGAGTTCTGAGCAGCTAACATATCATCAATAGCAAATGAAGTAGATCTATTTAAGAAAAGTACATTCTCTTCAATAGCTCCTTGCTTATCTAATCTTTCAACGATATCGTCAAAATCAGCTAATGCAGCTAAAGCTCCAGTCCAAACGTTTCCTCTTTGCTCTATAGCGTGGAAAAGACCTTCTGAACCTTTGAAAGAATCTCCAATAGCTCCTGATGCAGCTTGAGCTGGTACAGCTTCGATCATTGCTGATTCTAAATAATCATCAAATCTCATTCTTGTTTCGTGCTCTGCTTTTAAATACCAAAGGTATCCATCAGCACCATCTTCAGTAGATACTTCGATCCACCCGATTTGTGCCATATCAGATCCATTTACTTCATAAGTATCTTTTAAGATAATAGGATTGTTTTCTAAAATAGTGTCAAATGGCTCAAGAGATCCTGACATTCCATTTTGACCTTTTTTAAATTCAGATCCATAAATCCAAACAGTTACTTTTTCATTTGCATCAACTCCAGTACCAACACCAGTATATCCACCACCTTCGTAAAACTTAACAGTGAAAGTAGTAGCGGTAACTGCAGTTACGATACCTTTGTTAGAAATACCAGCGAAACCTGTGTTACCAGAAATCATAACTGTGTTTCCTATTCTAATAGCAATATTAGAAGCATCAGCAGGATTATAAACCTGGTTAGCAGGAATCAAAACATCAGCTACAGTAAAAGTAGCAGTGTCGTCAGCAGCAGCAGCTGGTGTAGATACGCTTGTATATTTAATATGCAATCTTCCTTGCTCTGCCCATTTGATAAGGTCAGAGTTAGAAGGCATTTCAGCTCCCGTCATTCGAAGGAAGCCGCTTATTGTTCTATTCCCATATCTTTCAAACTCCTTTTCATAAGTATCAGGAAGATATTGGTTTAAGAAATTAAAATTGGCTAAGTAGTTAGTAGCACTAGGTACTTTAGTAGCACTAGGCTGTAACGCAAAGCCAGGTACATTTAAACTCATTTTTTTATGTTTTTATTTTCGGTTTGACTTTATTACTAAACCTCGCCTTGAGGTCGGAGTCACCGCTTTAATTTTGAGCCCTTGTTTTACTGTGGTTTCTGGAGCAGATCTCATCTTCAAATCAATGTTTTTCATTTTTTTATTTTGATTATCTAATGCTTCACTTTTTCCTGCATCATAGAAAAACTTTGCAAACTTATCAGGGTTCATAGCTAAAGCTAATGACCGGTGATATCCATTCACATCAGAAAGCTCTCCTTGATCATTAGTAAATTTGTTTAAAAAATTACCAATATCAGATTGAGATTTCATTAGTTCATTTCTATCTCCTGGAGTAAAAACATAATCCTTGTCTTCAATTTTGAACTTAAAACCTTTAAACTCTTCTCCGAAAAGATTGGTTGTTTTGTCTTTAAAAGTTTCTGATCTTTTTTTAAGTAATTCAGAATTTTTTAAATTCTCCTCTTTATATTCTAAAAAAGCTTTGTAGTCATCTGAAGATTTAAAAGAAGTTTCTTCTGTTGACTCAACAGGAGATTTATACTTACTTTTTTGGTCTTCAAAATACTTCAATGCTTTTGAAAGCTCTTTTTTCTTTTCAATGCCTTTTTGTTTTATAGCATATTCTGAATCAACATTTTCATCAGCTCTAAATTTAGAATCAATTAAAAACTTAATTTCTTCGTTATCTAATTCTGGCTCTTGTTCAGCATAATATTTAAATAAAACACTTTCTGGATCTTCCTGAGAGTAATCTTTATTTAAAGCCATAAAATCATCGTATCCTCTACCGGTTTCTTTTTTATAGTCTAAATAAGCTTTTATGTCTCCAGGCAATTCTTCATTGTTGTTTTTTTGATCCATAAGGTCATTTAAAGAATTAATCTCTTTATCGTACCTTTCTTTAATAAATGAAAGAACTTGTTCTTCTGCCAATTCAGGAGTAGTGTTTTCTACTACTACTTCCTCTTTTGGTTCTTCTATTTTTTCTTCTACCTGTTCTTCGTGTTTTTGAAGTAACTCTTCTTCCACTTGTTGAACAGATTTTTGTGGAACATCCTCCACGGCTTTTACTTTAATTTCCATTTAATTTAATTTTTTTACAAAGTTAATAAATATTTTATTATCTTATCGCGGTTCAAACTCAGCAAAATCAAAACCATCTAATGTATCTTCATTAGACTCAAAGTTAATAGGAGCTGAATTATCTTTACGTTGTTGTATTAATTTTGATTGTTGGGTGTTTTGTTGGCTAATTCTTTTTGATTTACCTTCTTCTCTTTCTTTTTCTCTTTTATCTATAGCTTGTTCTTCAACGCCTTTTAATTGCATTTGCAAATTAAATTCGTGATCCATAAGCTGTTTTTTAAGGTCCGCTTCATTTTTAAGTTTTTCAATTTCAAATGCGGCTTCAGCTTGTTTTTCTTGCATTTTGATTTGCCCTTCCATCTGCATTTTTTGTTGCGCAGTTTCTGCTGCCATTTGTTGAGACTGAAACTGTGTTTGTGCTTGCATTTGTTGCTCTCTAGCTTTTTGCTCTTGTTCTCGTTGTTGCTTTTTCTTTCTTTTTAATTTAAGAAGTTGATTAGCAACTTTAATATTTTTAACTTCTCTTACATCAATAGCATCCTCTAAACTAATATCTCCTTTAGATAATGCCATTTGAATATTTGCTTCTAATTGAGTTTTTTGTTCTTCATCTGGAGCTATTTCTATAAATATTCCAAAATCAAATAAATACAAATCTTTTATATCATTCAGACGAGATACATTGTATTTACCTATTTGGTTAATAAACTCTTCTGTAAACTCTGAATACTCTAATATATCGGATATTCTCATTGATATATTTTCAACCATTGTTTTTGTCATATAAAGAGTAGCATCTAAAATATGTCTAGTAGCTGTATTAGAATTTAAAGCAGCCAACTTTTGTAAACCAACCAGTGAGTTTGGATCTGGAGTAGTGCCGTCTCTCGCTTCATTTAATCCCGTTACGGTTCTAATCATATTTAAATAATGATTGTAGTTCTGGATTAAAGCCGCCATCTTTCGTTCACCAGTATTACCTGTAAGTGGTTGAATAGGGACTCTAGCATTATTAAACTCTCCATCTTGCGTATAGCTTCTACCAACTACACTACCAGTTTGAAAATATAACCTAAGCGCATCCTCTGGATTATAGGCTTGACCTGTTCCTAAATCAACTTCGTTTAATCCATCTGCATCAATAAACACCCCATCTGGAACCATTTTAGCTACAACTTGTTGCAGTTTTAAATGAGTTATTTGTATTTGATCTGCAAAAGGAATCATTCTTCTAACTAAAGATTCTATATTCCCTTTGTACATTCTTGGAGCACAAGCAACAAAAGATGGTCTAGCGTGTTGTGAAGCAGACTTTGGTCTAACCATATTTTTAGCCAACTCCCATTTTAACATAATATTAGAACCCATCACCATTATCCCTTCATACCAAACTTCAATCTTTTTTTCTACTCTTTCAAAATTTCCCTCATCCATCATTTCTTCTGGAGGATTAAAATCTTCTTGCTTTTCTATTATTTTATATTGACCATTTTCGAATTTCTTTTTCTTATATACAAACTTTTTAAATGTTTTGTAATTAAAATAAAGAAGTGTAGCAGTGTTTTTCTGAAATAAAGTATTGTCATAAAATCTATTGAGGTTATAATAGTCATACCATAACTGACTGTGTTTAGCAATAGTTTCAAGTTCGTCATTTGTTAGAGATGGATCTATTTTTAATAATTCAGCAATAGGAACTGTTTTTACTTCTCCCCAATAAAAACAATCTTTAAAATAAGGATCTTCAGTGTAGCTGTACACTACATTGGCAGGGTCTACATAATCAATTGTTATTCCCTCTCCGGGTAAAAACTGTTGTTTCATAACTCCAATACCCAACACTGTCATATCGTAATTTACTCTTTTCTTTATGTCTAGGTAATGGTTTTCTTCTAGTATAGTATTTATGGCTTCTTCTTCTGCTATTTCAATGGATGGTTTATAATTAAGTTGCATATGAAGTTCCATCTCTGTGTCGTTTTCAGGCAAGTCTTCCACACCACTTAACGATAATCCTACTCCGAAGTTTTTTTGTATTTCATCAAAAATAGGCTTGTTCAACATATCATATTCTACTTCCCTCTGATACTGACTTCTCATATCCATAGAAAGTGCGTCTTGAGCATATGCTTTAACAGCAAACAACCTGTCTGACATTCCGTTGACGACAATGTCTACAAACTTAGGTAAAACCGGAATGGGTGTCCAATCTAAATTTAAATAAGATAAATCACCATCAACTGCTAATTCATTTTTATATTTAGCAACTGATTGTTCTCCTCTTGCGTAAAGACGTAATTGTAAAAATTTATTATATTGGTCATAAAAACGACAAGAGTAAACTCCTGCTCCTCCATTTCTAAACCATTCATATTGTATGGCTTGACCTATTTTTAAACCATATTCTTGCGTTTCTTTTTCTGCGTCTGAAGCAAATTGATTAGGAAAACTTGTAGACTGTACTTGTATTTCAATGTTTTTCATTATCTTATTAATTCACTTAAATTTCCTTTATTTGTGTATCTTGCAAAGTTAATGCTTATTTTTGACTCTTTCACCACCGGCTGATACAGATGTTTTTGATTAGCCATTATAGCTAATCCTGAGCTAATTGTAGCATCAAACTTAGTTCTTTTATTTATATCAAATCGAGCCCAATCTTCAAGGGTTCTTGTAAAGTACATAGAACCAATACAATCAGATTCTCGATGTATTCCTTCCAAATCGAAACCTACATATTTTTCAATATAAGCTTCAATGGCGGCTGCGTGAGCTTGCTTTACATCTTCACTAGTATTTGGAATACCGCCTAATTCTTTTTCCGACACGGAGAGTTTTGTATATCTTTTATCTGGTCTATTCATACAATATCCTCTGTAGCCTCTGTTTTTAAAATGATATAATAACCTAGGCTTGTTGTTTTCTACGAGTATAGGCATACCATAAAAAACGCAAGCCATTAAAACTTCTTCAAAAAATATCTCTGCTGTTTGAGGTCTAGCTACGTATTCTAAAAAAAATTCATTAGTAGGTGCTTCATCCATATGGTACTTCGTCATTCCGTGTAAAGCACCGTTAGATCCACCTCCTCCTACTGTTCCAGAGATATCATAACTGTCACAACCAAAAGCGCCTAAGTGCTCATTACCAGGAAAATACCTTCCGTTACGACTTTCTTTTTTATTTCTTAAATTATTTTTAGGAACCCAACTTACTAAAAATCTACCTTTTGGATCGGGTGACCAAATTACTTTGGTGTCTTTAACTCCGTTCTGCCAATGAAAAGACCCTCTCGTTAAAAAATGTTCTTTAATTAAAGAATCATTATAATCTATTTGTTGATATATTTTCGTTAAATTGAAAAGAGATTGTTTGCTTTCGTCTCTAAATGCGTGGGATTCAGTTCTAGGAAACTGACG